AACCCAACGTTGGCGCAAGTGGTTGTTGGGATGCAAACGAATTGATTGCATATACAGCACGAGTAAGTAACCCTGCCAATCAGAACAATCCTGATACAGCACCTAAGTTGTTACGTTACCTAATCAAACATGGGCATTGGTCACCGTTTGAGATGGTTCATATGACACTTGAAATCAAAACAACTCGTGACATTAGTAGACAGATCCTACGTCACCGTTCGTTTTCATATCAAGAGTTCAGTCAACGATATGCCGAGTCCGAAGACTTTGTATCAAGGGAAGCACGAATGCAAGACGCGAAGAATCGCCAAGCATCTATTGAGACCGATGATCCTACTTTAGCAGAGAACTGGTCTATTGCCCAAGCACGAGTTATCCGTACTGCCAAAGAGGTATATAACTGGGCACTAGATAATGGTATTGCAAAGGAACAGGCAAGAGCAGTATTACCCGAAGGAAACACAGAGACAACATTATACATGGCAGGGTCACTCCGATCATGGATACATTATTGTCAGTTGCGTATGGGTATAGAAACGCAGAAGGAACACCGCGAGGTGGCATTACAAGCATGGGAACATATTAAGATACACTTCCCAGACATTGCGGAGGCGTGTGATGAAGCACATAACTAAAGTTGTCTTAGATGATGAAGGTAATCAATGCATAGAATTCTCAGATGAACTGATGTTAGTGCTTGACTTACAGGTGGGTAATGTGTTACAATGGGACTTGTCTGAAGATAATCGATGGACATTAACTAAAATTAAGGATACAGAAGAAAATGAGTGAAATGAAGAAAGGTGATGTTGTCACCGTTATGACAAGCGTAGGTGAGTATATTGCGCGATTAGAACGTATTGATGCAGGATCAGTCAATGTGTCAGACCCACGATTAATCGTGCGTGGCGAAGAAGGTACAATTGGTTTTGGTCGTGGTGTATGTATGTCTGCCATTGAGAAACCTAAGAACCTAACTTTCCAAGATGTATTGTTTGTAGTACCTACGAATGAGTCATTCGAGAAAGCATGGATTGAAGCAACTTCAGGTATCATCATCTAATGTCGGAAATTACTATACGCAATGTGAAACTCCTTGAGACTCTTAACAGTTTCAGTGATGAGTTCTTCTCGAAGGAAGAGTACAACCATCCTCCGAGTCAGATGTATAGTTCCGTAAGAGATATGAGCATGGGTGAGTACTACTGCGACAGAGAATATCTGGAAGAGTGTCTTGCCCTACCTGAGACTGTAGGTGTGCCAGTACGTCACTTTGCCCAACCGATCTCTAGGATGGTAAGAGAACATCCCAACAAAGAAGATTGGAAGGGTTTCATGCAGAAGGTCAAGTATGACTTCGCGGCAGAGATAGGTGCGCACACTAGTGCGTTACTATCTTACTACCCTCCCGGTGGGTTCGTGGGTTGGCATACTAATGCAGATGCTACAGCATATCAAGTACTATTTACTTGGTCAACTGGTAATGGTTACTTCCGTTACTACGACAAAGCAAATGATAAGATTGTAACTATACAGGACGTAGCAGGGTGGCAAGCACGTCACTACTACTTTGGCCCTGAGAATGAACCTGAGAATCATTGTTGGCATAGTGCCTATGCAGGAGATAACCGCATAACACTAGCATACAAGTTTCCCGGACATGGAAAACATGATCCTCGTGACCAACAGGCACGAGACTTACGCGATTTATTAATTGAGGAAATTGAAAGTGTTGATTAACAAACTATTACCAGAAGACCAGAAACGAGTTGTAAATGCAATCAAAGAGATGTCAGACAGTATGACACGCATTGACGCAGAGAAGGACTTGATCAAAGATATTGTTCAGGTGACCTTCGAGAACCATGAGATCGACAAGAAGCATATTCGCAAACTTGCCGCTATATATCATAAAGCAAACATGGATGAAGTCCGTACTGAGTTTGATGACCTAGAGTCGTTGTACGAGACGTTATTCAGTAAGGAGAAGTAAGATGGGACATTACGATACTGAAAGATTTAAAGACAAGAACAGTCCACAGGGAGATGCTTACAGGCATGGCGTTGATGGGTTTCAGACCTATGACACAAATAACGTTAAAGTTAACTTCAATAACATCGATGAACCAATCTTAGCGGCAGGGATGGGGTCAGTTGGAACTGGCACTGGGGTGGGGTCAGTTGATAAAGGTATGATCTATGCGCATACTAATTGGCCATACGCGAAAGACCAAGAAGAATTTAAAATACGCAAAGAACACATCAAAGAAGGTATTGAGTACAAGTTCAACGAAGGTCGGTTGATCGGAGAGTTCAAAGACTATATCGACTCCACCTATGATGCTCATTACTGTACCTCTGGTATTCAGTCTAGTGAAGTAATCATTGACCGTGGTCGTGGTATGGGGTTCTTCCTTGGTAATGTGGATAAGTATTCTTCTCGTTATGGTAACAAGGGTGAGGTGTCAGACCATCGTAAGGATCTTATGAAGGTGTTGCATTATGCATTACTTGCATTACACACTCACGACATTGAAAATGCTTAATGGCACATACCAACAACATCATGGTCTTCAACGGAGATTCGTTTACCTATGGTGATGAACTAAAAGGATATGAGGACAATCAGCAAGATCCACATACCTTTGCATATAAGTTAGCGCAGGATCACTTTGATAAGAAGTATGTGAATCTCGCAACAAATGGTTCATCGAACTCTAAGATCTTTCGAACGACCCTAGACTTCATACATAACACTAACAAAGATATTGGTTTGTTGTGTATCATGTGGACGAACTGGGGTCGGTTTGAACTATGCGAAAACTTTGCATTACCGTCTGATCAAGAGATCCTTATCCCCCAAGAATGTAACATGAACCAGATCATTCCTTCTCAGAGGTCAGGTGGTTTCCAATGGGACAACAAGGCAGAGGATGGTGGTCTGGAACGTGCTGAGATTCTAAAAGCATATACCGAGAATGTATTAACCATGCATACCCAGATAATGCAGGGGTTGACCTACATGGAACACATACAATGGTTGTGTGACTATATGGGTATCAAATTACTAATGGGTGTTGTGCATGGTGATATGTATCTGAACTACCTACATACTCTGAAGGGTGATGGGTACGAAGACTACAAGGTTGCAGTATCGACTAAGATGCGTAGACTGAGACATGAAAATCGTATCGGGTTAGGTCATTATCACGCATTGTGGAATATCTCAAAGGATAAATATACACTGAGACCTAATGGTCACGCAGACGAAGATGCCCATACAGACTTTGCAGAAATGCTTGTTTCAATAACAGAAGAGAAGAACTTTATTAATGCTATTAACTAATGGTTGCAGTTTCGTCTGGGGAGATGAACTAGAAGGTTACGATGAGAGTCCTCCCTCGCACGGACATCTAACCTTCACTGCTATTCTGGCAGGTCATTTAGGTGTTCCTTATATGAACCTTGCTACCTGTGGTGGATGTAACCAGAAGATCTTTCGTGATACAGTAGACTGGTTATCAAAAGAAGAGAAACCTAGTCATGTTGTTGTGATCTGGTCTGCATGGCAACGCGAAGAAGTAGCAGAGAATCACCCTAAAGGATATGAGCAAGACATTAAGATTAAACGATATGAATGTATGACCCAGATATCACCGTCTCGTGTTAACATATGTAAACCAGAACTGAAGGATGCTCTTGAAAGATACTATGATGTGCATGATACTATCCGTACAGGGATGATAAGAACATTAACATATATGACTGCATTGCAGACTATGTGTGATGCTATGGACATTAAGTTAGTGCAGGGTGTGTTCCACGAAAGGATGTGGCAGAACTATCTCGACTTTATGAAACCTCGATACCGTAAGTCTAAAGAACCTTGGACTGAGTGGATGAATCATATCCAAAGAGAGATAGAAGGATTACACGACAGGTGTAGATTAGGATTAGGTCGATACAAAGATCTGTTCTCGCTAGGAAAAGAACAGTACCAGATTAAAGACCACGGTCACCCAGACGAAGACACGCAAGTTCACTATGCGGATCTATTACTACATATATTTAATACTCAATTCGAGGTCGAAGATGATTAATACCGAAGCATTACTTAATATGTTGAAAGAGGGTACCGTGCGTATCAAGTATGGTCACTGGTTGACTGGCAGAGAACTTGTATGTAATGCCACTACCACTAATATAAATCAACACAAAGACAATTCTACTATTGTCGTGTACGATCTCGTTAATGAGAAATGGGAAGACATTCGTGTTTCCACAATAAGTTCTTTCGAACCTATGCAATAAAGAAACTCCTAAGTCTAAGTTGCTTCTTGTATAAATAGATTTGTTAGTCTACTTTACAGGAATATACTTTGGAATTCTTATCATTCATCGGAGACGTAGGTTTCCCTATAGCGTCTGCCTTGGCAGGAGGATTCTTCGTATTCCTCACCCTCAAGTTTATTCTTGCAGGTGTGCTTGATGACATTAAGACACAACGTATGTTTGCTATGGCACTTGATAATAGAATCAAGACCATGAACAATGAACTCGTTCGCATTGATGTTTTGATGTCACACGCGTTTCATATTAAACCAGACATGGATCGTATTGCCAGAGCAGACGGTCAGAAAGATGCGAGGAAAGACTAATGTCAGATATTGATCACTTAGGTGCTTTGTGGGTAGATTACCACATCAAACAGAATGGTAAAGACTTTAGAGTTGGTGGTGACCAACAAACAACAACTGATGATATACTAGGTCGGTTGTATAATATAGGTGATACCTTCACAGTGAATGAAGAAGGTACCCTGATACATATAGGTAGCAAGACAGAATAATGGAAGAATTAGCAACCGCGATAGGGCAGTATGGTTTCCCGATAATTGCCGCAGGTGGTCTTGGATACTTCATATTATATATTTGGAGATGGGTGACTGAGGAAGTTGATCCAGTCATAGGCGAATCTCATATGACATTAATTGCACTCATAGACAGAGTTAGAATGTTGGACAA